TTATGTTTCTTCTTTAAAGAAGCTTCTACTTCATCTCCTAATCTGCTGGTAGCTTGTACAGTATCTTTTAATTTCATAACGCTGTAATTAGCTTTAGAAGAAGTGCCGATTGGCTTAACATTTTTGGTAGCTTGTTTAATCCCTGTAGTTCCTCCGGGTCTACCCGCTTCTACTTTAGGACCACCAATTAAAGGTTGATAGAATCCTTTGTCTTTTAAATCAACAAATGATGTTTGAGACTGAACAGACTCATCTGGAGTTGGAAGGACTCCTGTTTCAATAGCCTTAAGACCCTCTTCTGGAGTGAGAACTCCGAGTTCAATAAGACGAGTATAAATTCTGTTAAGATTTTGATCTGTCTTGAGATCCATATCCTCAAAGAAAGGAGTAGGAAATACTTTAAATCCAATTTCTTTAGAAATTCTCTTTACTTCAGGAAGCAGAAAGTCAGTTACGAAAGCTTGTCTAGCTTGTAATAATTTTTGACTCAATAAAGAAATCTTTGCGCTAGTGTTAGCAAATTTTTCGTTTGTTATTAAGATATTATTTAATCCAATATTAATATCCTTATCAATTACTTCATACTTTTTAGGATCAAGAATGTCAGCAATTTGAGGGATAACAAACTCTGCTTTTGTTGTATAGTCTGCAATCAAAACTCTGCCAATTGATTGATTAGCAAAGAGATTTTGCATTGTTTTTAAGTTCTCTTGGTTAACGCCGCCCTTGTCAGGTTCAGCACCCATTGTTACGAGCAAGATAACTTGCTGGATTGTTCTTGTAAGAGCCATATCCATACGGCGCATTTCGATTTTTGCGCTAATATCTTCAAGAACTGGGAAACCCATAGGCACAGCAAAAGGTTCATAATCTTGCTTCTTGTAGAATACAGCATAGAATTTCTTGGTATCCAAATGTAAGAGAACTGCTGTAGCTTTTCCTTTTAAAACTTGCTCTTTTACTAATGGATCAAGAGAGTCTAATATTTCTTTGTCTTCTTCTGTTCTTGGATGTCTGATTTGCTCAAGTTCATAATCAGTCAATACTTTATAATACTGCCCTCTATTGAAAGAAAGGTTACCATTTACTTGAACATCTGCTGGATTAATAATTATGTATCTAGCAGGGAGAGAAACTTTTGCCGCCAAAGCTTCAGATCCGAAAACTTGGCTAATTTTAGACACATCTTCTTCTCTTATGGTAGTATCGTATCTATAAATGAAAACATTTCCAGAACGATAATACTCTCTAAAGAATTTGTCTTGAAGAGCAGTAATATTTATCTTGTTAAATAAGGCTTGAAAGAAATCTCTTGCGCTTTTATTGCCACCTTTAAGATGAATGTTACCACAAGACAATTCTGACATTAGGTCAATGGTATTTCTAAAAAGACCAAAATTATAATAAGCTTTTTGGCATAGAATTACAGTATCTCTTACGTCAATATTAGACTTATTGTAATTATATCCAGTGGCATAGTTAAATGGCACCATTCCATCATCGATATTGCGAAAACGATCTGTTCTCTCAATCGTTGATGCGGCATTTCTACGGCTTCTCGTTTCAGTGACTTTGCTTGCTACGCCGCCATGAGCAGGAGTAGAGCCTTCTACCATCATTGGAGCGAAAGAAGATTCCTCAAATTTTTCTTTTTTAACCTTTGCCATAAGCCTAATAATTAATTACACATTTTAAATTAAAATTGGTGTAAATCCCGCAGCTACTATTTTATTTTCAGTAGTCATGATATCATTATAGCATTTGGAACCCCATTTCGCTAACATTAAAGCCGTGTAATTATCTTTTCTTGCTCTGTTAGGGGAATTGGAGCGTTTTAAGTGTTGAGGTAAATCAAAATTAACAGATCCACGGCTGCTAGTAGTAAATTCTACAAGCGAGCATTGCTTTTTGGTATTGTAAACCAATAAATCTTGATGTTCTATAAGGTCTAGCTTATTCCAATCTTTAATGTCTTCTATGAATATAAGATCTTCAGGTATTCTCTTGTTTATTTCTTCATTAAAGAAAGATTCATTGGCTACAGTTTTAGATGCGAACCAAATTTTCTTATAGTCAATGGCTGCTTGCAGATTTTCGTTACCTCTTCGAATAAATGTAGTTGTGAATACCTGAGTTACTGCTATTTGTCTATTCTCAAGATTATATTGACTCTTAGCCTTCTGAACCATCTTTGTGTATTCAATGCCCTCAAGATCAGAATCGAAGTCAATAAACTTTATCTTCTCAGATTCCGAGTTTACATACTGAGATTCATTATAAGTGTTGAAGAAAATATCAGCACCAGCATTATCGCAAATGATATAAACAATATTAAAGCTAGTCATTAAGTAATGAAAATATTTAATATGACTATTTAAGCTTCCAAGACCTGCGTATGCATGAACAAGAACATCATTCTTATTTTCTCGGTCTATTTCTAAAATTGCCATTGCAAAATAGTCAGCATTTGGACTGTCGCTCATGTTAGGGTCCATTGCTAAGATATATTGCTTGCCAGAATCTCCTCTGATTTGAGAATGTGGCCTTTCTTCAAACTTAAGAGTGCATTCTTCCATCTTCTTCATGCTGAAGTAAGAATCGCTACCGTCAGTAAACTGAGCGCAGTATTCTCTCAAGAAAGAAGCATGAGAAGAGCCACCGTTTTGAGCTTCTTCTGTAATAGAAGAGTCAATCATCTCTGGCGGCAAAGCTTCATAACTTAATTGTGATACAAAGTAAGTTGCACTTGTTGGCTCTTTAGAATAAATGTTATCGCACCACTCTTTATAAGTTTTATAAAGGTTTTCAAAAGTATAAGAAGCAGAGGAAAGGGCAATCATCTTGGAAGTATTCTTAAATTCCATGCGATCAGCTTGTGTCATTGCGCCTTGGCGAATTAATTCATCTTCTTGTTCACGAATACTAATACGTTCTTTAATGTCTTGAGGAACAATCAAGAATGGCATCAATACGTTTTTAATAATATCTTCTGGCAATAATAAAAACTCGTCTAGTACAAGAACATTAGCACGGAAACCACGAATCTTTTCACCGCTTAGAGGAATAGCTTTGATAGAGCCTTCGTTTATTGACCAATCATATTCGTCATTGCGTTTTGATTTTGCGCCGAACGCTTGCATCAATAAATCTGCGCCTTTAGACTCAGTAATCTTTTCTATTGAATTAAAAATACTTCTTGCTGTTCTGAATGTAGGACCAGCAATTAGAATTTTGCTCTTAGGCTCAAAGATGCATTGCAAAAAACAGAATACCGCAGCAGAGAAAGACTTGGAAGCACCACGACCCCATACGTTCATGCAGAAATTGCGATTCAACATTCCTTTGATTATGATCTCTTGATAAGGCCATAATTTTATACCAGAAATTAGCTCTGTAGTTATGCCTATATTTGAACGCAAAAATTTAGCCAAAGTTATTTTGGCTTCTTTATCTTCAAGAGTATCTTTTAGTTTACAATATTCGTCATTTAAGTTAGGAATTATTCTATTGTACTTTTCTGGGGTATACCACATATTATAACATCTTTAGATCGTAGCAAAGTTGTAGATCGTATTTAAAAAAGTTCTCATCAGTTGAGAACATCTTCTCAATAATTCTGACAGACTCCTTGCGTCCCTTTGCAAATAGGAATTGAACGTGTGGATATTTTTGTATTAGCTCTCTAACATTATGGAAAATGAACTCAGGATTTACCTTCGTTGCTTTCTTATACACATGAGGTAAATAGTTAAATGAGAGTGTATTGCTCAAGCTTTCTTCAACAATAATAACCATGTTAGCTTTTGCTTCGCTGGCTTTTTCAATCTCTCGACAGAATCTTTCGTACCCAGCACTCAAAGTTCCTATAAAATCAGAGATAGACTTTCTCTCAAAGTAAAGTTTGCCATCATAACTTGGATGACTAAATCCATAATCACCAAATTTAAGAGTGCGAACTTCAGAAGCCATGTTAAATATAAATGGTTTCTGTTCGCGGGTATCAATATAAATTATTGAGTCCTTAGTTTGTAGCTTGGGAAGATTCTCCAAGCTTTTTGGATATACATATTTATTTTTAAATCCAATTTCTTCAGCAAGCTTATAGTAGTCGCCAAAAATTTCTTGCAAATAAATAACACTTGGACTTAGAACGCTCCTTAACTCAACTTGAGAAGGAGTATATTCTAGATTTTTCTTTTCTTTGCGTTTGACTAAAAAGTTTCTACAGTACTCTTGCTGTTTCTCTAAGGACTGAGCTTTGAGCCAGTTTTTAAGATTGTTTTTATTGTTAAAATCAGTAGAGAAATACTGTTCTTTATTTTTGTAATTGATAATAGAATTATCGAAGAGATCATAGCGAGGCAATTGCTGTTGATAATATTCAATTACTCTTATTTTATGAGCTTTAAGATGTCGATTAAAGTCTACATCAGTTTCATAAACTTTTTGACATATTTTACAGGTCTCAGCCATTTAACACCTCATCTTCTGAAATTCCCAAGATGCGACATTTGATTTCATCCATTGTAGAAAGCCTGTCGATCTCATTTTTAACCATTGCTTTTCTTCTTTCGGCAAGCTTTAGCAGTTGAGCGCGGGATTCTTCTTCTTTCCACATTTGAACAAGATTAAGAATGCTGGCGTTTTCTTTTATTTGCTTGCTAAGGCGATCACTGCGCTTTACTTTGAGGTCATTGAGAAGCTTTTGTTGGCGAATAGTAGATTGGTTGTACTCGTCTCTTGCTCCACTGATAGCTTCAATAAGACCCATTGGAATTTTGCCGCCGCCATCTACTTCTACATCAATCTGATCTTGCAGAGTTTGAATTGTTTCTTGAATATTAGCCGAGATTACTACTTCGGTAGCCAATACAATGTATTGATCTACTTCTTCTTGAGTAAGATCTGGCTTATCAAACGTGTAACGGACAAATGAGCTTTCAAATAATTCACGATCAATGTTAGAAGTATAACTATTTATCTGATGCAAGAAACGATAAGTGTGCATGTAGCCAATGATAGCATTAATAGCAGCTTTCTGGCGTGAAGTTACTTTGTCTTTATCAATGCCTTCGTGAACATATTTATTTATGCGAAACAACATCCGCTCAAATGTCTTTGGCGGCATATATTCAGAGTTAGCAAGAGTCTCTACTTCTCTTTGAGATACTGGACCTGCTTGAATTACTTTCTGATCAAGAGTTTTAATGAAATCAATAACTGTACGAGTCTCTTGACTGAGACTAGTAAGATTTTGGTTATTAAAAATACTCTTAGTGATCTCAAGTGCGCCCATTGAACCGGCATTATTAGCAATAAATTCTCTCTGGTCTGGAGATAGTTCAATTTTATCTTTCGCTAAGTATTCGTAGGATGCTCTTGCTTTAATTTGTCTTGTTGACAAGAACTCTTTGACCTTTTTACCGTGCCAACTTCTACCGTCTGCGCCATCAACGTTAGGAAAAGCAAGCCTGACAAGTTCAAGCAAAGAAGGAGGATTAGTAGGACGATTGTTCCACTCATTTAAAATTGCCAATCTTTGTTGATCATTAAGTTCTTGAGGCTGGTTTCCATTTTCAGACATAAATTTCTACTTCTCCATTTACAATGCACTTCTTAGCTTTGACAATAATAGAACGCTTAAGGTTCTTTATCTGCTTGTAACCGGGGGAACGATTTTTTTCAGTAGTCTTAAATCCTAATACTTTAGCTACTTCTTCTTCTTTTTGATTTCTTAGACAAAGCATTTCATACACAACCCACTCTGCTGGCTTTAATACTTTCTTTAGTGCTGACGATAAGCTTTGTGTGCTTCTCAAGAGATCAAAGCCTTCGTTTGTCATGTCATGAACTTCTTTAATGTGATTTTCAAGAGGAAGAGTTACTTTTGTATTGAAAGCGTCTTTTTTATTATTCTCCCAATGAGCATACAAGGGGCACTTCTTGCATTGCTCACCATATATTGAACAAGAATCATCCCATTCTGCCGCCGCACACTTCAAACAAGGTCTAGCATAATTGCCATAGTTGTTTCTTATGATGTTTTTTATTTGATTAGAAATGATAATGTTTAACCAAGGGGCAAGAGGTTTCTTTGGATCATATAAAGTCCACTTTTTGTAAATATGAATCCTTAATATCTGCTCAACGTCCTCGAAATCAATCCAAGACAATGCAGCAAGGTTCCACTTGTTCTTGCGTTTGCGAATTTCTTCGTCTATTATAGCAATGTTCTTTTCAAATGATTCTTTTTGGACTTTATGAGCCATTTTATTTTTGTCTTAATGTACCGGCTTCTTGCTTAATCATTTTTAATATCTCTTTTTCAGAGAAGCCTTGTGGTTTTCTATCTATTGAACGGGAAAGATTATCAGGAAGTGAAGCGGCGATTTTAGAAAGAGATTCTTTTCTTGGTGAATCAAATTCAATATCGACATCTAGTCCGCCCCTTAATTCAGGAATGGGAGTTGACTCTTGGTCGTCTTCACCTTCATCATCATCTTCTTCATCATACTCTTCTTGAGCGCGAACTTTGTTTTCTCTTGCCTTTTTATCTTGTGGCTTTTCTACGATAACACCATAGAATGCTGTACCACAGGCAGAGCAGAACTTTGGTTTCGCTTGCGTGTATAAATTAGGATTTCCACATTGAGAGCAGTAAATTTTTTGCATAATTCATTAATTTATTATAGTTTAATAACGGTAAAAAAGCAAGTGTAATTGTAATAGAATGAAGTATTCATTTAAGAATTACGAAAAAGTTGAATACACCATTAATTGGGTCAAACCCCCTAAAGGGTGCTATGGTATATGTGATTCCCCAGAGATGGAGAATCCAAAGATTAAAATTGACCCCGTATTAACCAAACAAAAGACAGTCAACATTCTAATACATGAAGTATTACACGCATTCTTCTGGCAAGAATCTGAATCAAAAGTAACTAAATGCGCTAATACTTTATCAAGACTCATCCACCAAAGGATGAAACAAAAGTTTAATGAATAATTGATTTGTATTTAGTGATCTTATCAACGATAAAGCGAGTAATACCACTTCTCATAATATCTTCTTGCCCAAGTTTAAAGTATTGAATGCCATTGTCTCGACTATCTTGGTCTTGGAAGATATCGCAGAACTCTTTGAACCCAGACTTCTTGCCTAAGTCATTTTGCATAATAGTATCACCACAAATAAATAGCTTACTAAATTTACCCATTCGGGTTGCCGCCGTTACAAGAGAATCAAACATCATGTTCTGACCCTCATCCAAAATAACGGAATTAACGTTAAAGGTATAACCGCGAAGCAGAGAAACAGGATAAGTTTTGATCCTTTCTTGCTTATTTAGTAATTCGATGCTGGATTTATTTAGTAATTCTTCTAGCTTATCAAATAGAGGTACGTTATAGAAGAAAGTCTTTTCGTCTAAGTCGCCAGTTAAGAAGCCAGTTTGACCATCTGTGCTTTGAATTAGGGATCGGATATATACAATATCAGAAATCTTTTTGGCCTTTAGTAATTCTAGCGAGCAATAAACACTCAGTAGAGTCTTGGCTGTGCCGGGAAGCCCATCTAGAATGATTATATTAGTAGACTTGTCTAAGGCCGCTTGTATAATTTGTTCTTGTTTCGGGGTCCATTTTAATTTACGAATTTCAAAGTCATCTTTTACTTTGTCTTTTTGGGACACATGTGGGGAGTTATCTTTTTTTGACATTTTAATTAGCCTTACTATTTTAATTACATGTATTATATATAATGAGGAACAAATTTCAAGTTACAGTTGTGAACCCTAAGACTTGTAGGAAGAAGATTTGTTGTGAGGGGTGCGAACTGTCATATAGCAAAGAAGATTATTTATTATTCTTCACTGTTCGTAAACTTGTTTATTTTAATATGATTGCTGAAGATGGGAAGCAAATGAAGATTTGTGACTCTTGTTTAGTGTCTCTCGCTTCGATGACTTGCGCGAAATATGATTTACCATATATTACTATTATAATTAAAGGTGAGGAAAATACAAAACAAATAAATATCGAGTATACTGAAGACAAGTTATTCGAAGAGGAGTTAATGAAAGTATTTAAGAAGATTAAGTAATTCGTCTCGCTTTTCGGGGGCTATATCTTCTGGCGGCGAGTTTTGTATTATATATTCCAGCATCTTAACGGCGGAATGATAATTGTTTCTATTTTTTAGGGAGTTGCCTTCATAGGATACTATCTTGACATTGCCTTTTATGTATCCTTTATTTGGGTCTACTCTATCTAATGATGCTGATCTCCTGTGATCGATGCCTGATTTGTATAGGATTTCGTGGCCTAAAATGGGGCAGGTATTATTTTTAATGTTTATTAAATCCCCCAGCGTAAGGTTGAATTCCAGATTTTTCTTTTTTGAACGCTTTTTTGCTTTGCTTAAGATGACTTTTTTGAGATAGACTATCTCACCGCCATCTGTATTTCCCATCTTTTCTTTAATTTTATTGTATTCTTGGGAGTAGCAACAGGTGTTACATTTGCCTTTTACTCTGTTGAAATCTGTATCTTCTTTGTCAGCCCCGCAGACAGAACATTTGATTAACATTAGATATATCTACACAAGCTATATCTAAAAAAGGTATTTTTTAGGGGAGGCTCCGGGGATTTTTTGACCCTGCAAAGTTTCTGGGTTCTCCGTTTTGTCTTATTTTTTGAGAAATAGGGGGGTCTTATATAAGATTAAGGGCAGAATAGTAGAGGGATATATTAATAAAAGGTATATTAATAGAAGAAGGGCAGAATGATTTTTAGACCCCCCCGCCCCTGTATTTGAGAAACGTCGGGCATTATTTCGAAAAATGGGGGGATTGTCAAGACAGAATCAGGGCACAAAAAACCCCGCCGTGTGGGCGGGGTCGCGTTGGTCACTCTAGGTTACCCACGCTGTCAAGCTTGAAAAGGAGGATGTCAGGCTCTCCGCCAGACTTGTCCTTGCGGTAATCGTGAATGGTTTTCAACTCCTCCGGGGTCGCTTCGCGTCCATCGACCAGATACCTCACGGTACGTTGCGCGGTTGTCGGGTCGCAAACGAGGTACAACGTTCCGTTGGTTTTGTGAACCGCCAGCCCGTCGATCACCTTGCCCTCTTCGTCACGGACCCATTGCCAGTAACTAGTGCCGCCAGCGGGTTCACGCCCTTGGGAAGCCAATCGTCGGTTGTACGTTTCCACGCCCGAAACGCGAGCGACCACACGGTGATCCCGTGTGACTCGACCCGTGAGCGGGTTAAGGGGGACGCCCTTGCGTCCGCCCGTTGCCATTTCGTGTGCGCCCGTGACGAGGATGGTTGCCAGTTGCCCCGCCCGGATGTCTCCAATTTTGATTCCCATAGTGTGTTGCGTTTTTAGTTGGTGATCACAAGCGTCTCGCTTGCTTGGCCTGAAGTTACTAAAGGCAAAGGACATTGCAACGGAAAAGTGCGATTGTCACACAAAAGTAACAAATGCGTTTGGCACGGTCCATGCTCCCCAGCACGTTTCATGCCAAGTCTAGGTTGGCATGGTTCCTGCTCCCCAGCAAGTCCTATGCCAAGTCCGTGGAAACGATAGTTTTCCAATCTGGGGTCCCCAATTCCGAAAACTATGGTTGCCCATAGGTTGGCACGTTTCCTGCTCTGGCATGGTTCCTGCTCCCAGCATAGGCTGTGCCAAGTGCCCGTTAACGTAGAAAATTAAAGTAGATTTAGTTCTTGTATATATATAAGTATATAGTAAATTGGCATAGTCAGTTTGGTTCTTATATAAATACAACGTCACTATATAAATACAACATCATGATCAATATAAATACAATTAAGGCTGGTCACATTGCCACTATACTACTAGAAGGCGAATATGAATTGAAGACTGGTGGCCGTAGTGGTATACCCTTAAATATATACAAAGGCCGTGTCACTAGGAGCTTTCGTTTTACTATAAGCCTCGCTGGAGAAGATACTTATAATAATATATTCCCTGACGCTGTTGGTAAACCCACTTGGTTTGAGTTTGTCAAAGACGGTTTAGTGAGAAACAAAAAGACTGGCCAATTGTATTTGGCTGGGATTCCTCATAACAATCCCAAAAACAAATTCGATTTGTATGTAGATGGCCGTCCTATTACTGAAGAAGAGTACAACGCTATTCAACAATATCGTAGTGATAGTGATAAACCCAAGTTTCTCACTATGTCTATTGATAACGTGGTAAACGTAGAAGGCTAATATATAAACAGTGGGGCGCGAATACTATAAACGCGCATTTAATACTAAAACACTATGAATGCTAATAAAATAGGTGTTATGGAAATGATTGATATACGAATTGCTATTCAAGCAGAAATAGACAAATGTAATACGCTTATAGCAGAGTGTGACAAAGGTAATTACAATAAGGACATCTTTGTTGATAAAAGAGATAGCCTTACTAGAGGTCTAGCTAAATTGAATAAGCAATACTATGATTTCATGCTATGATAATACTATTACTGATCCTGCTAATAATAGGGATGACTAGATAAGCCCTTAATGACAAACCCTCTGTAGTAATACAGGGGGTTTCTTGTTTATAAATAGTTGTTTATAAATAGCGATAGTTTTTGATTTTGGACACCCCGAATCCAGAAACTATCAAATCAGTGATAAATCACTAGTACTACTATTATTTGGCATTTATTTGTTTAATATTTATTTAATATTTGCACAAAAAAACCCCACTGTTTATCACAGCGGGGTATTGTATTTGTTTAGTGTTTATTCATAATGTGGGCGAGGCTCCGCGCTATTGTCGGATTCGCCGCGCACCTGTTCGATGGTCACCCACAGTTCGCCGCCATCGTTCCATCCTGTGGGGATGTAGCCCTCATCGTGGTACGCCGTGTCACATTCCTCGCCCGGAAGCGCGGCCATCGCACGATACCGCGCAGGGGCTTCCTCGCGGTTCTCGCGCTCCACTTCCGCCTTGGCCTTTTCAAGCCAAGCCTCGGCCCCCTCCGTGGTGGGGAAGTAAATTGACCCCTCCAGCGTATTCCTATCGTACCACCAGCCACCTTCCTCGGGTCCACCGTAGTTCTGGCTTCGGCGATACACACTGACCCACGCGCCTTGCGGCACGTTGAAGTCAGGATGGGATTCGATTTTTTCGATCAGCGACTGCATTGTTGTTTTCATCGTCCACACCATAACACCCGCACAAGGGAAAACAAGGGCGAAAGTGATTTGTCACAGGAATTTAACAATCGCACTTGGCATGGTCCTTGCTTCACCATAGTTTTCCGATTTTGGCACCCCAAAAGCAAAAACTATAAAAACTCCGCTATAGTAGTATAACGGAGTTATGTTATTTGTTATCTATTTAACAAAGTTAGTCCCATTTCAATGTCCATTCTTTACCAATAAAGGGACGCATTTCACGCAATTCAAAAGAACTAATGCAAGAACTCCCGCATCTAATCAATTCGGGATTATCATTAGTCTGCCAATAAACAGTAGATCCATGTATAGAATTAACTATACAAGTACGGGGGCGATAGAAACCAAAATGCAAAAACTTGTCTCCCACTTTAATACTATCAGAAAGATCTTTCAATCCAAGTGAGTGACAGACAGAAGCTAATCTGCAATTGATCTTATCAAGCTCCAAAGCAATATCACTAGCAGAATGGAAATTAGCATTTGTTATGTTATTAGCGCAATCGTTGATTTGTTGAATGACAGACTTCACCTCATGCGCGAGCGCGAGGGTGGCGGCGGTAGTGGCGGGGCAGGAGGAGGAACTCATGGTGCCCAAAGGGTAGCTGTCGGGAATGAGATTGCAAATCAATTTGATAGTTTTTCTTTTTGACCTGCCCAAAAGCGAAAACTATGAAAAAACCCCGCTGTACTAATACAACGGGGCTGTTTATTTATCACTATTTCACCAATCAGAATCTTGCCCAGTGGGGTCTTCGTCCCACCCGCGCTGCCACTCAGAATGGCAGGGTTGGCAAACCGCGCTCCGTGCCTTCGGGGGCATCAAAACGCTGCAACGGGCGCAATGGAAACGCTCTGCGCCGTTTTCGTCGATGACGGGGCAACCGCCAGCTTCGTGCCCACAACAAGGGAAGTCTTCGCAAGCCATAATTTTGTATTGATTTTTTAATTGATTCTAACCGTCGCGCAGATTGTCGCTGACTTTTCATCTCAAATCAAGGGCAAAAGTCATTTGTCACCAGAATTTAACAATTGGCTTTGGCATGAGATTTGCTTCGGGATAGTTTCTGAAATCGGGCACCCCAGATCCAAAAACTATGAAATAGTGATAAATCAGTGATAAATCACTATTCTTTATTTATATTTGGTTATTATTTGCAGAACATTTGATTAATATTTGACACAAAAAAACCCGCCGTATTACTACAGCGGGTCTCGTATTGTTATTGAATTATGGTTCGTTGATGTATTGATTCCATTTATCAATAGCGTTTGTCAGAATGTATTCGTCAATCTCAGTGATAGAATCAGCATCAAACACTGATTTATC